TCTTCTCAAAGATTTTCTTACCGTAACGAAACAAGAATACCTTTCCTTCATTCTCTGCATTGGCACTATCCTCCAATACAAGAATATTAGAATAATAACTTAATTTTCGTTTACGATCTCTAGCAATATTCTTATCTGATTCAATACCAGAATTCCACAATGCTGTATTAGCTTTTGATACTGGATCATCTTTACCAAGAGTGGTTAAAGAGTTTTCAATATACCATCCACCGGGACCTTTGAAACCATGTGACCAAAGTTGTACCCAAGGTACATCTTCGTTATTAGAGGCAGGAAGAAAACGAATAACCGCGTAACCATTACCAGACTTATCACGTTCACATTTCCAAATACGGTCATCTTCATACGAGGGTTTTTCTGCGAGTTTCTCTACTTGCTTAGAGAGGGACTCTAGGTTGGACATTCTATTCTTTTTTAAATCTTTAAAACTAGCCATGCTTATTACTCCTTATTTCGTTATATTGTTATATTACTGTTTATCATTATATAGCGGTTAATATCCTCCTCTCTAAATTGGAAGCTTTGGTTGTTTTTTCATCATATTCAATGATTGTGCCTCTGCTTCAATTTTATCTTTAATAGATTTATTTAATAATTTTGCTACTCCTTCAATCTCGCCATCTATTTCATCAGTATATTCCAGAATAGCATCCATATATGATATACGTTTCTTTTTAACTATTTCTTCTATAGTCTCAGAAATATCTATTGCCATTATTCCATAACCTTTACATTATCACATATACCTAACTTCTTTGCTTCTTTACCACTTAACCAAACATCATGTGGTGGTAATAGATATTGTCTAATTTTTTTCTCATTTAATCCGGTACATTTTTTATAATGTGCTATCATTCGTTGTGTAGTTAATTCATATTCTTTAACTGTAGAAAATAATTCATGCTCTTTACCATATGCACCCCAAGTATATTGATGACTCATTATACTGGTATTTGGTGTTAATGTTCTATATCCTTTCGCTCCGGAAATAAAAATTGCAAAAGCGGCCGAGGCAATCGTTCCCAATCCAACAGTTCGTACTGGTATCGGACTTCCTCTTATTATATCTATTACAGCAAACGCTGCATTTAAATCACCGCCACCTGAATTAATTAATAACTGTAAATATTTTGCCTTAGGGCTTTCTAAATTTTTTGCAATTACAAATGATATTAAATCTCTACACGTTTCTTCATTGACCGGACTCATAAACAAATATATATTACTATCTTCGGGTGTTACGGTTTTCCGTTCTTCAGGAGTAGTTTTTGCCATATGAAAGTCCTCTTGTATGTAGTAACCATTTCCGCTTATCTTCTATATGGATCTATATAAAATATATGATCGTCAATCGTTGAATATTTTAACATCTTAGCTGTCCAATATGGTGGTTCAATATCCACTCTATGATAATGTGTTGCGCCATGTAAAAAATCTTCTATCTCCCACTTCTCACCAAAATGTTTAATATGAACACCGGGCTTCAATAACATAGCTCGTGCTATTAATTTTGAAATCGCCCATGACATTCTATCTCTCGGTGTATCGGATTTACCATCACAATACCAACTAAAATGACATTTATGTAATAACATTTTCCCATTCTTTTTCTGTCCTTGATGTACTACTTTACACATTGTATTTGGAAAATGTTTACTCTTAACCCTATTTATAGTGACCAATGCTACACCTATCTGACCCTTTGTAGATTGATCTCTTGCTTCAAAATAAATATTTTTTGCAAGACAAATCATACTTTGCTTATCAAATTCTCTTTGACTCATTTCCATCATTTTTTTATCCATCCAACCTGCTTCTGCTGCAGACGCAAATAAAAGAAAAGATATTAAAAATAACTTCTTCATAATTACCTCACGTTGCTAAATAATAAATGATACCCCCTAACACATAAACTGCCACGGGATATATAATAAAAATTTCAATCATAATATCACCAAAAATAAATAGCACCCCAAACAATGCCACCAAGTAATGTTAAATCTGCGATGACACACCACACAATGTATATCCTTAGTAACCATTTTGAAAATTGTTTATTTTTAAATATATATCTAAACATAGTATAAATGGAAAAAGCAGGGACCCGAAAGTCCCCACTCTTTACCTATTGGCTAATATTATCCCCAAAACTTATTCAGTTTCTTTCGGATAGCATTAACGGTTTTTGCACCACCAACAATGTCTGCATTCTTAAACGCAGTATTGCCGGTTGCTGGACTCGTGTAAATACTTACCCAGCGGGGCAAATCAGTTGCTTCACACTCAAGACGAGTCATCTTACGTGCGTATCTTCGACCCACTCTAGGTGCGCCACGTTTCACAGTCATACCCATAACATCTCCTTCAAAGGATTTAAAAACATGATGAAAGTACTTATATCAATTCATCATAACAACATCTCCATTATACCATAACGAAGAATTCTATACAAGGAAAAACTTTCTATGGAGTTATCCATATACTATAAACTAACCAAGGCAACATAACTATTGCTAGTATAATACCAAAATCAAATAATTTCATAAGTTCTCCTTTAAATTAGGTGAGGGTTTCTGTTGACAAGTACCCTCGGACTCCGCTACTAATAATTAAGCAGCAAGCGCTAAGTCGTAATCGTTAGCGGTTATAGTTTGAATGATTGTTAACGAAGCCATCATTCTTCTCCGTGCTGTCTTATAGTTTCCATTATCCTGTCGAAACCTAGTCACCCCCATATTGTTAACTTGAGGAGTCGCGGATCCTTCTATCAACTTTATAGTCCGCATCTAAATTGGTGGAGGCGAGGGGAATCGAACCCCTGTCCAAAAAAACTTTCACTCTAAGATTATACAGCAATATTAATATTTATACTCTTTTAATCATTTAAGACTTCAAACATTGTGTCTTGAGAACATGTCCGTAATTCATTATGTAAATCTGCTATCGTACCATTATTGTAAATAGTAGCATCATAATCTTTATCGGTCATACCATGTTCAGATGCGTGAAGATTTTCAGCAATACCTTCATTATCTCCTCTGATAATTTGTATTACTACTCCACCCCGATTATGAATCCACATAGCTTCATTACTAAAACGGACATCACTAATTACAACTGTTCTTCCTAAATTTTTCTGGACAAAAATTTCGGCATTCTTAACCCAGATATTAGGATCTAAAGACCTCCCAATATCCGTTCCTATATGTTGATACATCTTTCGAGGAGAATATCCCCAAGGCTCAATTACTTCTTCCTTATTTCGTTCCTGTTCATCTGTCAACTGAAACATAATTTTACAAGAATCTTTAATTGGCTTTGCGAAAGAATAATGCAAACACCGATATTCATCACATAAAAACTTTGCAGCAGTATCCTTACCACTTCTTGCTTTACCCGCAAATCCAATCAGCATAGGTTCTCCTTCTGGATTAACTAATCCGAAAATAGGAAACATTACTTACTTGATCCTTTCCAATGATCAGGACCTCGCTTAACTTCATGTTTCCAGACATGAGGTTTTAGAAGACCTGTCTTTTTATCAATAACAGGTGTATAATCCTCAAGAGTATTTCGATGTTTTTTTGCAACCATTTTATTTTCAAAATACTCTTGTCCAACTTTAAAAAAGCGTTTCATTTGAACTCCTTATAAAAATGGTGCAATAACATATGCAACTGTTAAGTAAGCAGCTATACCAATTAAAATACTTTCAACCATTACTAACACCTCCTTAATTTGCTAAAACTAAATAGACAATACCAAATGGTGCGAAGACTGCTGCCATTATATAAGTAACAACAAACACAGTGATAACTATCCCACCAACGGCTTTACAAAACTGTTCCATACAATCTCCTCTCATTTATACTACCATTATACCAAAATATAACATGATATACAAGGAAAACCTTGCGTTTTATTAACTATTTGATATATAAAGGGTTATAACTCGTTGTTTTTAAAGGAGTTATTGACGCGCTATACGGCGATTTAACGGTATTTAATTATAGGTATACCCTACTATGCCTTTATCATAATATCGCGTTAAATCGCATTTAAACCGCATTAAATCACGGATTTGTGTCCCCGCCCCAATCATACCAACTGTCCATTCCTGCGGGTTGATTAGAACAGTCTACTCTGGCTAAAAGGTTATATTGTCTCACAGGAGCATCTTCTAGACATAAATCCATTGGTCGATCACATCCTTTACAATTCACCGATGTTGGTACTATTTGTACCGCTATTTTTGATGGAATATTTGTTGCATGGTAAAATTCATTCTTACCGTGAGGATGATAAAGTACATGCTCATTTCTTTGATGACATACTGGACAATAATATGTAATTGTATCATAAGGTTTCATTATAAATCTCCAAGTTATTCGATTTGAGCTTTTTGCAATTGTCCACTAAAATCGATATTCATAGTTTTTACATATGTAACTGCGTCAAACATTTGACTACCTGCTTCTCTACTGCTAATAGGACTTGTATCTTTAATACCACCAAAATTGCTTCCAACCTCTGCACCAATACAACTCGTATTAACATATGCTAAACCGGTTTCAACATCTTTCATAAATCTAAAACCTTCATTTATATCTTGAGTATAAATGGCTGCACTTAATCCATATCGTGTACCATTTACAATATCCATCATTTCATCAAAGGTTTCATAACTAATAATTGAAACAACAGGTCCAAATATTTCTTCTTGTGCTAATTCATTATCTGAATCAATTTCAGTAAAGATAGTAGGCATATAAAACCAACCATCCTGTTTGCCGTTACTTGGATAACCTCCCGTTAATAAATAATCGTCACGTTCAAGTGCTCTCGCAACATAACGTTCAACTTTATTCATTGCCTTTTCGTTAATCAAAGGTCCAACATCAGTTTTCGAATCTAATCCATCACCAATTTTCAATCCATCTGTTCTACCATGTAACTTATCTGTAAATTTTTGTAAAACACTAGAATGAACAATTACTCTACTACAAGCCGTACATCTTTGTCCGGTTGTACCAAAGGCACCAAATATAACTCCCTGAACCGCAAGATCAAGGTCTGCATTTTCGGTAACAGTAATAGAATTCTTACCGCCAAGTTCAAGTGAATATTTCTTTCCACGTTTAGAACATTCATCAGCAATTATACTACCTGTAGCAGAAGAACCTGTAAATGAAACAACCTTTACATCTGGATGTTGTACTAAAGGTAAACCAGCACTGGGTCCATAACCTGTTATAACATTAAATACACCCTCTGGTAATCCAGCTTCATGGAATATTTCAGCAAGTTTAATAACAGACCAAGGTGTATCTTCAGCTGGTTTTAAAACTACTGTATTCCCTGCAACAATTGCTGGAAATGCTTTCCATGATGGAATTGCAATTGGAAAATTCCACGGAGTAATCATACCAATTACACCATAAGGTAATCTAGCACTCATACTCCATTTATTTGCTAGTTCAGAAGGAACAGTTTCACCTGTTAATCGTCTGCCAGCACCAGCAGCGTAATAAGCAATATCTATTGCTTCTTGAACATCACCACGAGTCTCAGCAAGAACTTTTCCCATCTCTTGTGTCATTCCCTTAGCAATACATTCTTTATCTCTTATAAGCAATTCGGCTGCTTTAAAAAGATAATCTGCTCTTTTAGGTGCGGGAACCTCTTTCCAAGTTTTGAATGCTTCCTTAGCACATGCAACTGCAACACGAACATCGGCCATATCAGAATCTTGAAATTGTCCAATAGTATGAGTAAAATTTGCTGGATTAATATTATCAAATGTTTTTTTCGCAGCACTATTAATCCATTCTCTATTAATATAATTTTTATAAATCATATCAATCTCCTATTCATTCCAATGAGAATTTATTGTAGTATCAGTCGAATCCTGTTTATCTATGGTAAACACAAAATCGTTTACTTCAACAATTTCTACTTTTTCTGTCTTACTCACACTGCCTTCTTTCATATACAATTCACCCGTTGCACAAATAGCATCTGGATTACTCATCTTAGCTTTTTCACAATCAGCTAATGCTTCATGTGAACTTACATAAGTATATGGCC